CGTAGTACTAATAATGCAGGTTGAAGCCGAAGGCACCACGCGCCATAAAAACACAATAACTATGAATAAGTATATGTTACACACGCTGATAGATGAGTTGCTTTTAGCGGTGAGCAGGTTAGAGGATAAGGAATCGGAATGAGTGGATATATAATATTATTCCTAGGTACGCGTTACGTGGATGGTACATACACTAACAAAGAAGCGGCTGAAGAGGTTATGGAATATTTCGCGGTTGAAAAATTTCCTAATTTACATTTTAAATTAGAGGAGGCACCGAAAGGTTTTGTAGTAACTGATGATATATTTTGGTCTAGGCATCACGACCGTATAGTTACACTTGACCGCCTCCGATCTCACCCACGGAGGTTACATTGAGTATTGCACCGTGGTCGTTCTCAAAGATTAAAGCGTTTGAGCAGTGTCCTAAGAAGTTCTACCACCTCAAGGTGGCAAAGGACTACAGGGAGCCAGAGACAGAGGCCATGCTATATGGTACTGCCGTACACCTTGCCGCAGAGGAATACATTAGGGATGGCACTCCGCTACCCGAAAAGTACAACTACTGTAAAGACGTACTTGATGTACTGAATGGCATAGAAGGTGAGAAGCTGTGCGAGTTGGAGATGGGGCTTACTGAGAACCTAGAGCCGTGCGGGTTCCGAGATGACAACGTGTGGTGGCGTGGTATTGCCGATTTAGTTATCCTAAACAAACGCACCAAAACAGCTTATGTGGTAGACTACAAGACAAGTAAAAATACTAGGTACGCTGATAAAGGCCAGTTAGAACTGATGGCTATGAGCATGTTCAAGATGTACCCCAAGCTAGAGAAAGTGAAGGGCGGCCTATTATTTGTAGTGTGTGGTGAGTTAATAAAGGAAGACTACTCCAAGCCGGATGAGCCTAGGCTATGGGAGAAGTGGTTATCAGACTACAGCCGCATGGAACAAGCATTTGAAAATGATGTGTGGAATGCCCACCAAAGTGGGTTGTGTCGTAGGCACTGTATTGTTACAGAGTGCGTACACAACGGGAGAAACTAATGCGCAGTAAAAGAAAGAAGCAGGTGAATGCCCCTGTCGGCAGTAAAGCGTTCAAGGCTAGGATGGAGCGACAGCGTGCCAGACGCAAGATGGACAGAGAAGGTAAAGACGCTAACGGTAACGGTAAGGCTGACAAGCGTGAAGGTAAAGACGTTAGTCACAAGAAGGCATTGAGCAAAGGTGGCACTAATAAGGACGGTGTTACAGTAGAGGATCGCTCAAAGAACCGTAGCCGCAACTATAAAAAGAAAGGCAGTAGAAAGCCTAAGTAAAGAACTCCCTTGGTTGGTGGTTGACGCGTGCTTGATGCGTCGTTAAATGATGTTGTGTCCTTTCCTTGGGACACCTATTACGCCTCCGTGGTAGGTACGCGACATAAAATCGAGTAGTCCGAAGGGGGCGCGTTTGGGATATTTCGCGTTCCGATCATAAGTAGACCTAGCCCTATCTATGGACGAAGCAGGGCCATTAAACTTTTTCGCGTGACGTGGACACCCACTTCATGCTATTTCGTATCGGAGCGATAAATGAAGATAGTAGATGATAAGGCGTTATTACTTACGCTACGTAACCCCGCAAAGGTTACATCGGTCATACCAAAGAGCAGGGAGCTAGCAAACAACCAAGTACTTGTTAACTGGGGATTAGAAGAGACACAGGTACTGCGCAACATGAACATCAATGCGCCATCCCCCATAGAATCTAAGTACGATTGGACAGGTAAGTACACTCCGTTCGATCACCAGAAGACTACAGCTAGTTTTTTCACGTTGAACCGCAAGGCTTTCTGCTTTAACGAGCAGGGTACAGGCAAGACCGCCAGTGCTATATGGGCTGCTGATTATCTTATGAAAGCTGGCAAGGTCAAACGCGCTCTAGTTATATGCCCCTTATCTATTATGGATAGCGCATGGCGTAACGACCTATTCACCTTTGCGATGCACCGTACCGTTGACGTGGCGCATGGGGTTAAGAAGAAACGCGCTGCCATAATAGAGCAGGGCGCAGAGTTCGTTATAATTAACTACGATGGTGTAGATATTGTATCCGAGCAGATTAGAAATGGTGGTTTTGACCTTATCATAATTGACGAGGCTACCCACTATAAGAACGCACAGGCGAAGCGGTGGAAGACGTTAAAGAAACTCCTGCGTGATGACACATGGTTGTGGATGATGACGGGTACACCCGCCGCACAATCGCCCTTAGACGCATATGGATTGGCTAAGTTGGTCAACCCGCAGGGCGTACCTAAATTCTTTGGCTCGTTTAAAGATATGGTGATGGACCGCAAGAGCCACTTTAAATTTGAACCTAAGCCAACTGCACCTAAGATCGTACATGCAGTGCTGCAACCTGCGATACGTTACTCTAAAGAAGAGTGTCTGGACTTACCAGACATGGTGTACGTGGACAGGGTTGTACCGTTAAGTGGGCAACAGAAACACTACTACAATCTTTTGAAGAAGCGTATGATTATGGAAGTGGCGGGTGAAGAAGTAACCGCTATCAACGCTGCCGTAAACATGAGCAAGTTATTACAGATATCTGCAGGTGCGGTTTACACTGATGAAAGAGAAACCGTAGAGTTCGATATATCAGACAGATATAAAGTGCTACGTGAGGTCATAGACGAGAGCAGTCAGAAGGTTCTGATATTTGTCCCGTTCAAGCACACGATAGATATACTTACCGATAAGTTACGAGCCGACAAGATAACGTCTGAGGTAATCAGGGGTGATGTACCTGCACATAAGCGCACCGAGATATTTAAGCGGTTTCAAGAGGACACTGATCCACAGGTGTTAGTTATCCAACCACAAGCAGCCGCGCACGGTGTAACACTTACCGCCGCTAATACTGTAGTGTGGTGGGGGCCGACTTCATCATTGGAAACCTATGCGCAAGCCAACGCTAGGGTTCATAGAGCAGGGCAGAAACACAAGTGTACTGTTATATCGCTACAAGGCTCTTACGTTGAAAAGCGTATGTACCGTATGCTTGCAGGTCGCATAGACGCCCATGCAGAAATGGTAAATTTATATCATGAAATACTTGACGATCCTAATTAATACTATTAGATAACAAGTATAGATATAAACGGAGGACTTATGACAGTGGACGTGGAAAAACTGACGCGAGTATATACAAGGATACGCGATAAGCGCGCCGAGATATCCGCTAAGTTTAAAGAAGAAGACAGTGCTCTCGTTGAGCAACAGAACACTGTTAAGCAAGCGTTGTTGGATTACTGTGCCGAAAGTAATATTGACAGCGTTAGAACTGCAGCGGGTTTGTTTTATCGTAGCGTTAAACAGCGTTACTGGACGAGCGATTGGGAGAGCATGCACAAGTTCGTGTTAGAGCATGAGGTTCCCGAGTTGTTTGAAAAGCGTCTTAACCAAACTCACATGAAGCAGTTCTTGGAAGAGAACCCTGACCTTGTACCTATGGGTCTTAATGTGGATGCCGAGTACATCCTAACTGTGAGGAAGAAATGAAGAAGTATGTGAACATATCGGATGTGGCAGAACACTTTTCTGTATCTATATCCACCGTGCGGCATTGGGTTCGGGAAGGTTATATACCTGAGCATACATATGTCAAAATCGAAAACACCCAACGGTTTAAGTTGGACGAAGTAGATAAGGCTCTGTCCGCTTTGGGAGAGGATGACACTCCTAACGATGGTTGAGTTTAGGCGGCTTAGTTATCAGGACGGTATGTTTGTGCGTGTAGGGGACGGAGAACGGGAAGTGGTGGCAAATGAAATAGATGTAGTGGTAGTCAATGCTGCCAACATATCTCGTTTGTACTACAAGAACGACTATGACCCTGCACATACCACACTACCTACGTGTTGGTCTTCTACAACACAGGCACCTGACGAGTTAGTTCCTAGCGAAGATAGACAAGCCACTAGGTGTATGGACTGCACTCAGAACATAAAAGGTTCGGGTTCGGGGTATAGCAGGGCTTGTAGATTTGTGCAGAGGGTAGCAGTAGTGCTTGATGGAGAGTTCGATACGGTGTATCAACTACAGTTACCCGCCACGGCTATCTTCGGTAAGGGTAAGAATAATAATAAGCCGCTACAGGAATACGCTAAGTTTCTGGGTGGTAGGGGAACAAAGACTTCATCTGTGGTGACTACCGTATACCCAGATAATTCCTACGTATATCCCCGCCTATGCTTCAAGCCTTTACGGTCCTTGGTGCCTAGTGAACTACGCAGTGTTGCAGAGTTAAAGAACGACCCCGCGACATTGCAAGCTATAGCCCGTTTCGCGGCTGTAAATACTTCCCCGTTCTCAACAGAAGACGGGTTCGACTATAAAAACTCTAAAGGAGAACTATCAAATGGCAAAAGTTGAAAGCCACATTATCCGCAA